AGATGCCAAACATGTGGTACACATTAGTATGAGTGAAGGACTAGACAACAACTATCCTTTTGGTAATTCGATATTAGAATCTGTATTCAAAGTCTACAAGCAGAAAGAATTGCTTGAAGATGCTATCATTATCTATCGTATACAACGTGCTCCAGAAAGACGTATTTTCTACGTAGACGTTGGCAACATGCCGGCACACATGGCCATGAGCTTTGTTGAGCGTGTAAAAAACGAAATCCAACAAAGACGTATACCTAGCTCAACAGGTGGCGGAGCCAACGTCATAGACGCCAGTTATAATCCTCTAAGTGTAAACGAAGATTACTTCTTTCCACAGACTGCAGAAGGTCGTGGATCAAAGGTTGAAACACTGCCAGGTGGCACTAACCTAGGCGAAATTACAGACCTACGATATTTTACCAACAAGTTATTCCGTGCTTTAAGAATTCCAAGTTCTTATTTGCCTACTGCTATTGATGAGCAGCCCAACACCATGGCAGATGGCAAGGTTGGTACTGCCTACATTCAAGAACTTAGATTTAATGAATACTGTAAACGTCTACAGTCAATGATCGTAGAAACGTTTGATCTAGAATTTAAACTGTGGCTAACTGCACAAGGCATCAACATAGACAACGGACTGTTTGAATTAAAATTCAATTCGCCACAAAACTTTGCTGCTTATCGTCAAAGTGAACTAGACACAGCTCGAGCTGCTACATTTAGTCAAGTTATTGCAATCCCACATCTCAGCAAAAGATTTGCAATGAAACGTTTCCTAGGTTTGTCAGAAGAAGAAATCAAAGAAAACGAAAAGCTATGGAGAGAAGAAAACGGAACGACATTAAAACCAGATGCTGATGCACAGAGTCAGTTGAGAAATGTAGGTGTCTCAGCTGGCGGAATGGCCGCAGACGCAGCAGCACAGACTGCAGAAGCACCTGCAGATATGGCAGCTGCTGCAGAAGCAGGCGCAGAAGGCGCAGAAGCAGCACCAGCAGAAGCACCAGTTCAATAATAAATACATTATGCTTCTAAACGAATTTTTTTACTTTAACGAAAAAAACAACGACTTTGCCAATGATCGTAGATACGATGCTGGCAGAGATTCATCAGTTGTGAAGAAAAGTGACACCAGAAAAATACGTTTGACCCTACGGCAGATCAATCAACTGAGACTGCAGGCGGAAGCACATCAAGTAGAATCAGAGTCAGAACTGGGATTTATTAGACAAATGTATGCAACCCCAGCAGAAGCACCTGCAGCATAATCCTGCATTCGTTATAGGCAACGGCACCAGTAGACTGAAATTAAATCATCTCAGTGCAATGGACCGCGGCATAGTCTATGGTTGTAACGCACAGTACAGAGAATATTCTCCACACTATTTGATAGCTGTAGATGTAAAAATGGTCAATGAAATCATAGGTGCAGGCTATCACAAAAAGCATCAGGTCTGGACTAATCCCAACAAAGGTATCAGCACCAAACACAACATCAATTTCTTTTCACCTCACAAAGGGTGGAGTTCAGGGCCCACAGCTCTGTGGTTTGCTGCTACACAAGGACATCAGCAGATCTATATATTTGGCTTTGATTATCAAGGCGACAATGGCAAATTCAACAACGTATATGCCAACACTCACAACTATAAAAAAAGCTCGGACAGTGCCACTTATTTTGGCAATTGGCTCAGCCAAACTGAAAAAACCATCAAAGAATTTAGACACGTGAAATTCTTCAGAGTGGCAGATCCTGGTGCATTCATACCAGACAAACTAGGCCCTACACTGTCAAATCTCAGTCACATCACCTTTGAGGATTTTGATAGAACGTTTCCGGGCACTATATATTCTAATCAAATCAATCAAAAAACTACCATTTAACCCTGGTTTGTAATCTTAGTGTTAAATAACTTACAGCCTTGACTATATAAAGGAGAACATAACATGGCAGACAAAAAACTGTTGCAACAGATGCTTGAGCATCTTGTTAACGACGATCAAGCGAAAGCTGAAGAATTATTCCACGAGTACGTGGTACAACAATCCCGTGAAATCTATGAATCTTTGATCGACAGCGAAATCGCTGAAGAAGAAGATAAAGAAGACGACGACGAAGAAAATAAAAAAGTTGACGAAGCTTCTGACGAAGACGACGACGAAGAAAACAAAAAAGTTGACGAAGAATTTGAAGACATCGCTATTGAAGGCGATGACGAAGATCCAGATATGATGGGTGGTGATCCTACAGATGACCTAGAAGGTGATCTAGAAATGGGTGACGACGACATGGAAGAAAAGTCCGAAGAAGAACTATTCCAAGACCTAGACAGCATTGTTGATGAACTACAGGCCAAATTTGATGAACTCAAAGGTGGTGATGACATGGGCGACATGGGCGGTGATGACATGGGCGACAAAATGAAAGATGATTTTGATCTTGAAACCGTGCGTGAATACGTTGAGAAAGTTGCTCCAGCAAAAATGGGCGACAACGGCGTAAACACCAAGTCTATTGTTGCTGGTAAGAATGACATGGGCGGTACAACTGCTAACATTCTAAGCGGCGGCGAGTCTAAAGGCGAAGGTACAAAAGGCGGATTGTTAAATCCAGCCGCTAAAGAAGATAATGCTGGTAACATCAATGTCCCAGGCGGCAAAGCTGGTGGTGCTTTCTCTAAGAAAGAACCCGGACATGGTGCTGAGAAAGCTGGTTCTAAAGAATCAGCTGACAACAAGCAAAGCCTTTTCCGTGGTCGTAGATAATAGGATCTAACGGTGAAGAAACTTACGCTAGCAGAACATTTGAGTTACGATCAGGCTAAGATTGTCTTGGAGAGCGAAGAAGGCAGCGACGGTAAAAAGTCGCTGCATTTAAACGGTATTTGCATTCAAGGAGATATCCGCAATGCAAACCAACGTGTTTATTCTTCTCAAGAAATTGGCAAGGCTGTCAAAACGCTCAACGAGCAGATCGCTGGTGGTTACTCTGTGCTGGGAGAAGTTGATCACCCACAGGATTTAAAAATCAATCTAGATCGTGTTAGTCATATGATTACCAAGATGTGGATGGATGGTCCTAACGGCTACGGAAAACTAAAAATACTTCCAACTCCTATGGGTCAGTTAATTCAGACCATGTTGGAGTCGGGAGTTAAACTAGGCGTCAGCTCTAGAGGCAGTGGAGAAGTTGACGGCGAAGGTAAAGTACAAGGATTTGAGATTATCACCGTAGATGTGGTAGCTCAACCCAGCGCACCTGGCGCTTATCCTACACCAGTATATGAACATCTAATGAATAACACAGGCGGTTATCAGGCCTATCAAATAGCACAGCAAGTTCAAGGCGACCCTAAGGCACAAAAATACCTAGCAGAGAGTTTGAAACGAATAATTTCAAATCTCAAATAACAAGGAGAATCACATGTTAGATATCGTAAAACAGTTGTTCGAAAACAATGTGATTTCCGAGGAAATCAAATCGGAAATTGAATCCGCTTGGAATAGCAGAATTCAAGAAAACCGTGATGAAGTCACTGCTACACTACGTGAAGAATTTGCACAGAAATATGAACACGACAAAGGCGCTATGGTAGAAGCTGTTGAAGCTATGCTAACAGATCGCCTGCAATCAGAACTAGGCGAGCTTGCAGAAGACCGCCAAGGACTAATTGAAGCTCGTGCCAAATACGCAAAGAAAATGAAGTCTGATTCCAAAGCTATGGAATCATTTGTGCTTCATAATCTCAAGAAAGAACTTGCAGAACTACACGAAGATCGCAAAGCAGTAGCTGGTAATGTTGAAAAATTAGAATCTTTTATCGTGGACGCACTAGCGAAAGAAATCGCAGAATTCCACACTGATAAGAAAGATTTGGCTGAAACCAAAGTAAAATTGGTTCGCGAAAGCAAGGCCAAGTTCGAACAGATCAAGAAAGATTTTGTAGCACGTTCCGCTAAAATCATTGAAGAAACAGTCGCAAAAGGACTGCGTTCTGAAATGACTCAGCTACGTGAAGACATTGAAGCTGCTCGTAGAAATGACTTTGGTCGCAGAATTTTTGAAAGCTTTGCCAGCGAATATGCTGCAAGTCATCTAAATGAAAAATCTGAGACAGCTAAACTATTAAAAGTAGTTGCAGTCAAAGAAGCAGAATTAGAAGAAGCAGCTAAAGTTGTTGCAGATACACAATCACTAGTAGAAAACAGAAATCGTGAACTACGCATCATCAAAGAAAGCAGTCAACGCAAAGAAGTTATGAGCGAATTGCTAGGCCCATTGACCGGTGACAAGCGTGAAGTAATGAGCAGTCTACTAGAATCAGTACAGACAGAAAAGCTACGTACAGCTTTCGACAAGTATATCAGTTCAGTAATGAACGGTGCTACCCCGGCGAAGAAAGTACTATCCGAAGGCAAAGAAATCACAGGCGACAAAGCACAGGCACAACAATTCAGCAGTGAAGAAAAAACTGCTGAAATATTTGACATCCGCAGGCTTGCGGGACTAAAAGTTTAAGGAGAACTATAATGTCACAATTACTCGAGTCACGCTGGTCGGAAACCAAAGAGGCACTGTTAGAAGGTCTTCAAGGTAACAAGCGTTCAGTAATGGCAACTACTCTAGAAAATACCCGCAAGTATTTGTCAGAGAGTGCTACTGCTGGAGCTACATCCGCCGGTAACGTTGCAACCCTAAATCGTGTGATCCTTCCAGTGATCAGACGTGTGATGCCTACGGTCATCGCTAATGAATTAGTTGGTGTACAACCACTAACTGGACCAGTTGGACAGATCCACACTCTAAGAGTACGTTACAGCGATTCATTTGCTGGTACAACAGGTGGTGCGACTACTGCTGGTGAAGAGGCACTAAGCCCATTCAAGATTGCTGAAGGCTATTCTGGTAAAAATGTTGACGGTAAGCCAAGCAGCACTGCTGCACTAGAAGGCGTAGCTGGTAACAAACTAAGCATTCAAATCTTGAAACAAACAGTTGAAGCTAAAACACGTAAGCTATCAGCTCGTTGGACATTTGAAGCTGCTCAAGATGCACAAGCCCAACAAGGTATTGACATCGAAGCAGAAATCATGGCTGCTCTTGCACAAGAGATCACAGCTGAGATCGATCAAGAAGTTCTACGTAGCTTGGCTACATTGAGCTCTACTGTATTGACCTATGACCAAGCTGCTGTATCTGGTACAGCAACATTCGTTGGTGACGAGCATGCCGCATTGGCAGTTCAAATCAACCGTGCTGCTAACTTGATCGCTCAGCGTACACGTCGTGGTGCAGGTAACTGGGCAGTTGTATCACCAACAACATTAACATTGTTGCAAAGTGCTACTACTTCTGCTTTTGCTCGCACAACAGAAGGCACATTCGAAGCTCCTACAAACACCAAGTTTGTTGGTACATTGAATTCAG